TATAAAGTTTTTATCGGCGGTAGAATCCGCGCGCCATGGTTTAATCCATGGAATAGCGCCGCGTTCTAGCTCTGATACGATGCGATCCGTTACTTCTTGATATATAGCGTTACTCATTTTAAATACTCCCATAGTTAAGTTAGGTATATATAAGATTACACGATTATTTGATTATTGCATATATATTTATATATTATTTTATTTATATATTTATATATATATATATAAGGTATATATCTATTTATATATTTATATATTTAATATATAAGCGTTATGTAAAATTGAATTGGTGAAAGATATACTCCAGTCCGCGATCTTGTAATTACAAAATATATAGGGCTTATAGGTATATAAACATATCGCATAGCTATTATATAAATATATATAAATGGATATATTGGAGCTGGTATATATATTAAATATAAATATATGCGCAAATGGCACAGTTGATGGACATTGGCACGCTAGGTGACGAGACCCATTCCGAGTCCACCCCAAAAAAAATATGGGTTTTTCCCTTTATGCAATATGCGTAAATGTTATACACCAGTAAAACTTTCCTAGATGTGTTTTACCTTTTGGAAAGTAGTTGCATATTCTAATTAGATGTATATAATGATTAGTGTAGTATCTATCATTAACTAATTAACGAGGTGATTATGAGTATTGAATTAACATTGGATCAAAGACACGCCATTACAAAACAAGACTTAATGGATATGTATTTAAAGCAGATCAATTGGGCGGTTGAACAACAGCTTCCTCCTGAAAACGAATTGATTGAGTCTTTAGAAGAAATCATTAGGTTTATGTCAACTCCAGAAGAATTTAACGTATTTATGAGCAAGGCTGAAGCAATCGCTATAGAGGATTAATTATGATTACCGTTGAGAAGAATGTAGAATTACCCCAAGAGAGGGTAAGGAATAGCTATCCCTATAAAGTTATGGAAGTAGGCGATAGTTTCTTTGTAGACAATACCAAGATGCAAATTGTATGTAACGCTAATTACCGGGCTAATAAGTCTTTAGGCAAGAAGTTTATTGCTAGACGAGAAGGTAATGGTGTAAGGGTGTGGCGGATTGTATAACAAAGAACAATGGGATTTATTAAACTGGATCTATCCAGTGACTCTCATTGGACCACTTTATTTTTTAATTATTTATTACTTATGGAAGCAGGAGCGTATGACACAAGCTAAAGACTTAACAGAAGAATTAATCAACAAATCTATGACAGATCAAATCAAGGCTGTTGATGACAAAACAAAACGCGAATATATGGAGCGTATTTGGAATATGGATAAGGCTCAAATCTTCCATGAATTAATGCGAGTACATGGCGAATCTGCAAAACTACTTATGGCAGCCGAAGAAGAATTATCTCGTATCAGAGGTTTAGTGACCGAAGAAAAAATACACTAGGAGTTGTTATGGGGATAACAAATCAAGAGCAAGAAAAGAAGTGGGCGGAAGAATTACGTCATTACAGAACCATGATGAAAATGGAAATGACGAATGTGCTTAATTGTTACAACGCTGACGAAAAAAGAAATCTCGTTAAATCCTGGAAAGAAAAATACTCTACTATCTTTTATAAAGAATTAGTCAACATGGCTAAAGACAAACAAGCAAGAGTAAAAGTCGCTATGTGGGATTTAGATACCTTTGATAGAAAGATTACCAAATGAAATTCAATAAAGACTTGTTTTACAAGTTTTGCTCTGAATTAAAAATTGAAACCAAAGAGCAAGGTTTAAGGAAGATGAATAATCTTCTGGGTACTCAAACTTATGTAATGAATGAAATTGCAAAAGGTTTAGAGGATGATATTCATTTTTTTGTTATCTTAAAGGGGAGACAGCTTGGAATTACCACAATTAGTTTGGCACTTGATTTATACTGGCACTTCACGCATCCAGGTCTGCAAGGTACGCTTACCACAGACACAGAGGAGAATAGAGATATGTTTAGATCTACCCTCTCTATGTACATGGAAGGCTTACCCAAAGAATATCGTATCCCACTCCTGGCTCACAATAGAAATCAGCTCTCCCTTAAAAACAGAAGTAGACTGTTCTACCAAGTTGCAGGTCTCCGAGCTAAAGGATCATTGGGTCGCGGAAAAGCGATCACTTACTTGCATGGAACAGAAACTTCCTCATGGGGAGACGAAGAAGGTCTTGCTTCGTTATTAGCCTCACTCGCTGAAACAAATCCAGACCGTCTTTATTTATTTGAATCCACAGCACGTGGTTTTAATATGTTTCACGATATGTACGCCACTGCTAAAAAAGCTCGTACTCAAAGAGCAATCTTTTGCGGTTGGTGGAGAAACGAATTGTATTCAGTCGGTAAAGATACTCAAGTCTATAAAGTTTACTGGGATGGCAAACTAACACCTGAAGAAAAAGAATGGGTGCGAGATATTAAAAAACTATATCAAGTAGAAATTAATTCTCATCAGATTGCATGGTGGCGATGGAAAATGTACGAAGGTATTAAAGACGATGCCTTAATGTATCAAGAATTTCCTCCTACAGAAGATTATGCGTTTGTAATGACCGGTACATCTTTCTTCTCTAATTCAAGATGTACAGATGCCTATAAGATTGCTAAACAATCTCAATACGATTCTTACCGTTATACCTTTGGTGTTAATTTCCAAGATACAGAAGTTGTTAAATCTACAGAACGATTAGCGACTTTAAAAGTTTGGGAAGAACCTGTAGACAATGGTTACTATGTTATTGGTGCAGATCCTGCTTATGGGTCAAGTGACTGGGCAGATAGATTCTGTATTCAAGTCTTTAGAGTTTACGCTGACGCATTAGAACAAGTCGCAACGTTTGCTACAAGCGAAATGAATACTTATCAATTCGCTTGGGTGATTGCTCACTTGGCTGGCGCTTATAAAAACTCAACATTAAACTTGGAAGTTAATGGTCCGGGTCAAGCTGTAATTAATGAGCTACGTAATTTAAAACGTCAAGCGACATCTTTAGGTGGGGCAATGGGGGCGGAGCTAATGAATGTTTATGGCTCAATGCAAAACTACATCTGGAGACGTAATGATACTTTAGGTGGTCCGTCTAATTCTATTGGTTGGCTAACCACTGCAGCAACTAAAGAACGTATGCTCACTTACACTAAAGACTACTTTGAAAGAAATATGTTGAGTATCTATGATTTAGATACCATTGATGAAATGAAAACCATTGTACGTGATGGTGGAAGTATTGAGGCTTCTGGTCGCAATAAAGACGATAGGGTGATTGGTACTGCATTAGCTTGTGCTGCGTTTGCGGAACAAGTACAGCCAAGACTAATTGCTCAAAGAATTACACGTGCTGTTTCTAAATCACAAGAACAACACACACCGGAAGAATTAGGTGTAGGTCGTAACGTTTCTGATTATTTAAAAAGGATAGGGATATATGGACAACAATAAATTTAAACAATACGAAGAAGCTGCTTATAAATCTGTTTATTCAGAACCAGAGGAAACTTTCCATAGGAAACTTATTCCAAAGATGGTTGCTGATTACATACCTCAATTTAATCTTAACAAAGACAACTACGTTTTAGACTTGGGTTGTGGACCAGGTTTGTTTATGAAGGAGATGAAAGATCTTCATTATACAAACGTAAAAGGTTATACCATGAGCGATGACGATGTACGTATTTGCATTAACAAAGGATTGAATTGCGAAAAAGGAAGTATTACTGACTTACCTGAACAAGATCAGTCGGTTGATTTTATTTGGTGCAGACACGCATTAGAACACTCTCCTTATCCTTTATTTACTTTATTTGAATTTAACAGAGTATTAAAAAATGATGGACAAGCATATATTGAAGTACCAGCTCCTGATTGTGCAAGACCGCATGAACAGAATGATAATCACTTTAGCATTTTGGGTAATGCTATGTGGAACTCCTTATTCATCAAAGCAGGTTTCAAAATCACTATTGCAAATTATTTTGAGTTTGATTTAAGCATGGACACTCAATCATGCAAAGAAAAATATATTATCTATGGGATTAAAAAATGCACCCGGCTCTTTCCAAGTACGAATTAAAAAGACAAATATTTTCTTTTCTTAAAGATCACAACAGGGGCATTAGTATGCCTTTATTTGCTGAACTGGCTGGTATTTCTGAAACGCATTTAAAAGATGTCTTTCTTTACCAAACAGAACCTTTAACCGAAATGGTACAAAGAAGGGTAGATAAAGCATTTAAGGCTTGGCAAAAAGGGGAAGTTGCTGTTATGCAAAATAGAGATAGAACTCGTTTTGTTGAATACAGGAAAGAAGCCAAACCTTTAATGACTAAAAGTTTAGGATTGCAAGCAACAAATAATGGCATTAAAATTAGTTTAGGGATAAAACCTAAATACGATTATTCAGATTATTCATTAGATGAACAATTAAAAAGGGGATAGAAAATGGCTGTAATGAAAGATTATAAATGTGAAACGCATGGTTACTTTGAAAGTACTAAAGCAAAGTGTCCAATGAAAAACTGTGAAGAACAGGTTATGGTAGTATTTTTACAAGCACCTGGAACAAAATCAGACAGAACAAAAGCAGGTGATAAAGCATTACAAGGTCTAGCTGACCAATTCCAAATGACTGACATTAAGTCTACACGCACTGGAGAAAACCAAGGCGCTGTTATGTCAAGAAAGAATAAATATACTAAAAAGCAATATGCAGAGGCAGAAGCTCATTTAGCTAATAAAATGAAACAACAAGGATTAAAACCAGAACCTAGACCAGGTGATGCTGCGATGTGGGGCGGTGGTATGAATGGTATGAATTTACAATCCCTATTAACCGGAAAAATGATACAATCCGTAAAAGGCGAACAGGTAGGTATACGCCCTAATGAAGCGGGCATTACCAAAGGACCAACGATTGACCCTAGAGCAACAATGAGAGACCCTGATAACTTAAAGATTAAAACATGAAGATACCAAGTGAACTGAACCAAAGAGAAGAATTTTTCCTAGACATAGCATCAAAGTGCATGGTGTCAAGAGAAGAAAGACGAGCAGATTACGCAACACAAAGAGCTTATTATCTATTTGGGGCAGGTCCAGAAGAACCACCAGCGTACTTCAACAAGATACATCCGCACCTAGATCAATTAACATCATTTCTATATTCAGCAGAAACAACACGATTTTCAATTAATTTAGGTGCTTCAGTAAATCATATGGAGCATCGTAAAGCTACTGTACTTACATCAGCCCTTAATGACGAATGGTTAAACTCTAATGCTGACCAAGTATTTATGTCAGCTTTAACCTGGTCTTTAGTTTACAACACATCATTTATTAAACTCGTTATGAATAACGGTATTACACCGTACATGATTGAGCCTTCCGCAATTGGCGTATTGCGAGAAGATACACCTTATACAGATAGGCAAGAAGCCCTTGTCCATACTTACTACATTACAAAGTCGGAGCTATATGCCCGTCTGTACTCACATCCAAAACGAGAAGAAATTGTTAAACGCGTTACACCTGTTTACAAAGAATCAGAATCAGACATACCAGATGCAGTAAATAGAATTGTGATGTCTCAAACCAATCCTACTATCTACGGTAACATCAACATGGATTTATACGGTATGAATCGTTATAAAGCACGTGTTGCTGAAGAAACTGTTGAAATGAGAGAGCTATGGTTATGGAACGATGATACTTCAGACTATCAAGTTGTAACGATTGCTGAACCAGATGTCATTATTTATGACAGACCAGGTGCTTCTTTATTCTTAAAAGGAGAATGTCCTTTTGTTCAAATATGCCCTAATCCACAATACGATTATTTCTGGGGTTTATCTGAAGTACAGCAATTAATGATGTTACAACAATTACGTAACGCTCGTATGACAGAAATATTAGATTTACTTTCTAAACAAGTATCACCTCCAACAGCTTTAACAGGCTTTAGCGGTATACTTGATGAAAAGAATTTTGCATTAAATAGGGCAGGTGGTTTATTAGCTACTGATATGCCTAATGCTAAAGCAGAACGTTTAGCACCGGATATGCCGCCAGACTTATTTGAAGTCATACATGAAATAGATAATATGTTCGCTGAAGTTTCCGGCATTACTTCTGTTTTATCTGGTCGTGGAGAAAGCGGAGTAAGATCACAGGGTCATGCTTCACAATTAGCAAGACTAGGTAGCTCAAGAGCTAAAAAACGTGCATTGATTGTAGAAGATGCTTTAGAAAAAGTAGCAACACTTTATTTAAAAATGATGCAGGCTTATGATCCTACACACTTTACAGACATAGACGGTAATAAATTTATTGCTGAACAATTTACAAAAGATTATGTCGTAAAAGTAGACGCTCATAGTAATTCACCGATTTTCACAGAAGATCAAAAACAATTAGCGTTTAATTTATTTAAAGCTGGTGCAATTGATAAGGAAGATTTACTTGATTTAGTAGATGTACCTATGAAACAATTGTTAAAAGATAAGTTGAGAATTAGAGAAAAGAATAATCCTCAAACTGCTCAACCACAACCCAAACCCAAAAAAAAGGAAGCTCCAGAAACTGAATAATGGCACAACAAGTTAAACCAACATCAAACGATCAGCCAAGATACAGCTCAAAAGACTTGAGCAAAGGTAATCAATCTGATAGATTGCAATATAAAGTAGAAGGTATAAAATCATTTAACCGCAGTCCGTCTCAAAGGACATACGGTAGAACAATTAGGGGATAGTAACGTTAGGAGCGCATGATGTACAGAAAAGCACATAAAAAAGGTCGTAAGACTCGTAGATAAGTTTCTCGTAAGAGGAAAAGGGTTGTGGCTGCCTTACCCATGAAATAGGTGACCGCTTGCAATTAAGGAGTAATAACCATGGCAAGAAAAGCACGAAAAGGTCGTAAGCACGCAAAACGTAAATAATCTTTGATTATTTTCGTCAGTGCAGACTGAAACCTCCCTTGGGGGGTGGGAAACAAAATATGACCTCCCACTTGATTTAATTTTACATAATGTATATTCTACGAATATATGAACAATAGGATAAATATATGGCAACACCAGACCCAATGATGGAAATGATTAAAAGCCAAAGAGATAAGGCTACACCTCAAGGCGTTCCTCCGTCACCTCCTCCTGGCACAGATATGTCAGATGCCAGTACTGCACCGTCTGCTTCACCGATGTCAACACCAGAACCCAAGATGGGCAATCGTGAAGGAGCATTGGTTAATTTAGGTATGGCGATGGATTTATTAGAACAATCATTACCTGCTTTTGGTAGCGAATCAGAAGAAGGTAGAAAAATTTTAGCAGCGATTAGAACAATGTCAGACGTTTTAGGTCCAAGAAAATCTAAAACAGGCGAATTACAACAATCCGAAATATTACAATTATTACAAACTTTACCACAAGCGGGTGGCGCAACGCCTGAAGGTAAAGCGATGTCACAAGCGCCAGCAATTCCAGGTATGGCACAACAAGTACCTCCAGCAGCTCCTCCTACCCTTCCAGGTGGTGGTGCAGGCGGTGGTATGCCAGGTGGTATGCCTGGCGGTCAACCCCAACTTTAACATAAGGAAATAAAATGGAATTATTTAAACCAAGAGGCGCTTCTGCACCAAGAAAACCAACTGATAACAACCAAAAAAATGGTCAAGTTATCAATACACCACGTTACTCACAATTCGGTGGCTTATCAGCAGCTCCAAAAGCTGGCTATA